GGAATAACACTAAAGGTTGGCAAGAGTTGGTCAGATGGAAATTATAAACACCCTTATAATTGGGCAAGTGCTTGGTCAGATGAAGATAAAGAGCAATGGGGTGTAACGTGGCAAGATGACCCTGATACTAGCTATGATGATAGATTTTATTGGGCAAAAGATGTTCCAAGAAGCCTAACAGATATAAATGAAGTTGATGATGATGGTGATGCTATTTTAGATGCAGATGGCAATCAAGTTGTTACATTAGGTCTGAAATCTATATGGGTTGCACAAACTAAAACAACTGCAAATAGTTTATTAGCTTCTAGTGATTGGTATGTAACAAGAAAAGCTGAAACAGATGAAGCAATACCATCTACAATAACCACATATAGAACAGCCGTTAGAACTGCTAGTGGTACAATAGAAACTGCAGTAAATGGTTGTGCTGACTTAGATGCTTTCAAGGCATTGTTTGTTGTGCCAGTTGATAGTGATGGAGAGCCTACTGGAAATGCTCCGATTTATGATTTCCCAGAGGAGGTGTAAATGGCAAAACCATCATTACAAGAAATTCATGTTACTTTAGAAAAACACATAGCTGTATCTGAAGAAAGATTCAAAGAAAGTATTTTGAGAATAAAAAGAATTGAAGTTTATATGATTTCTTCAATATCAGCGATAGTGTTACTTCTTATAGGTTTATTAGTGAGGTAGAATGGTTGTTGCAGAAATTCTAACTGGTATTGCTTTAGTCCAGAAATCAGTAGAGTTTATCAAAAGCAACATCAGTACAGTTCAAGATATATCAGGCATAGCCAAACAAATTGATGGGTTCTTTCTTGGTGAAGAACAAATGAATAAAAAGCAGGGGAAAGGCATGTCTATTGCTGAACAATTTGGTTCAGTAGAAAAGTCAGCAGATGATTTTATTAATCGAAAATTATTAGAAGAAAAGCGAGAAGAATTAAAATTCATAATTAATATGCGATTTGGTGCGACTGCTTGGGATGAAATAATTACTGAAAGAGCCAATAGAATTAATGAAGCAAAAGAAGCACAAAGAAAACAAAAAGTACAAGCCAGAAAACAAAAAGAAGAAATAATGGAGATACTCAAATGGGGTGCTTATGCTTTTATTGGTATTGGTATAATGATGGGTTTATTAGTTATTGGAGTTAAAGCATATGCAAAAGGCAAAATTTATAATGCACCTAAAGATTATACAAGAAATCAAAAATTAAATAATGGTACAATAATACCACCCCAAATGACTACTTGCAGGTTAAAAAAATTAAAAGTTTATAAAGATAAGTTAGCTTGTATTTATATAGGTGCAAATAAAACATATGAAATGGAATTTACAGACGTTAGAGTTGGTTGCCCTAAACAATATAAATGTGTTTTAAATCCTAATGGCAAAGAACCCTCAATAGACAAAGTGATGGAAAGTTTAAGGAGTATAGCTAAATGATTACTGTATTTATGTTATATTGTGCTATGCAACCAAGTGAAAAAAATATTTCTAAAATTTATTTTAAATCAATTAATGATTGTAGTTATTATGCAGAAAAGTTAAGCAATCAAGAATTTATGTCAGAAGATGGAACAGAAACATATCAATGTCTTTGTAAATTAGTACCTCAAATAGACAGCAACAAAGTAAAGGTTTATTAATGGAAAAGAAACTAGACGTTGATAAAATGTATGATAAAAAACCACTAAAACTTAAAATAGATGAAAATAGTTTTGAATTAGCTTTAAGAATATTAGGAAACGAATTTGTTGCAATAAAGATTGGCTCTACAAATTTTTCTGGTAAACTAATAGCAGGTGGAATTTTATTGTTGTTTTTCACCCTTATTTTATTAGAGGGTTTTGGTTTAAATGAGATATTATTAAGATGAATGTTGAAACTTTTTTAAAATGGAAAATATTACCAAGATGTATGATGTTAGCTAGTACAATAATGAGTTGGAGATGTGCAGAATGGTTTATGGGGTTAGATGCACCAACAGCATCACAATCAGCTTTTGTATCGGTTGTTATGGGTGTAATGACTGGAATATTTGGAATTTGGATAGGTCAAGAACATAAGGTGGAAAAATAATGGATTTAGAGACATTAAAAGACGATATAATGAGGGAGGAGGGTCATTTGGTATTAGAACCATATCAAGACCATTTAGGCTTCTGGACAATAGGCTGTGGGCATTTAATTCGTGATGATGAAAAAGATGAACTAATGAACTCAATAACAGAACAAAGAGCAAGAGAACTATTTGTTTTAGATTTAGGGGTTTCTATTCAAGATGCAGAAACTTTTTATAAAGGTATGGATATAGACGATAATGTTAAAGAATGTGTAATCCATATGTCATTTCAATTAGGGTTGCCAAAATTAAACCAGTTTAAGAAATTTAAAAAAGCATTAGCTGATAATGATATTGAAACAGCTATTGTAGAAATGAAAGATAGCAGGGCATATAATCAAACCACAAATAGATGGGATAGGTTAATAGAGAAGATGAGGAAAAGCATCTAAGTTGTTGATTTATAGGGGTAAAATCCTGGAGAAAGGTTAATAAAATGATAGCTAGTTTATTACCAGTAGCATCTAAGTTATTAGGTAAATTTATAGAAGATAAAGACACTAAAAACAAACTTGCCCATGAAATAGCGACTATGGCTGAAAAGCATGGTCAAGAATTAGCACTTGCTCAAATCGAGGTTCTTAAAGAAGATGCTAAAGGTAATTGGTTTCAAAGTTCGTGGAGACCCCTGATAGGTTGGATTTCTGGTTTATCTTTAGGAATAAATTACATGGTCGCACCTATTTGTGCAGGGTTTGGGGTTACTATTCCTCAAGCTGATATGTCGGTAATGATGCCATTAATGTTTGGTATGCTCGGAATTGGTGGAATGAGGTCATTTGATAAAATTAAAAAAACGGATACAAAAAAATGATGTTGTGGCATTGGCTAACATTAGCTAAGTTTTTTAATAAGATTGGGAATTATTTTTACCATCTTCATGTAAAGACACTAAAAAATAAACAAAGAAAGGAAAGAGAAATGCCAAAAGGACAAGGAACTTATGGAACTAAAGTAGGTAGACCACCTAAAAAGAAAAAGAAAGTTATGAAGAAAAAGAAAAAGTGAGTGGTCTAACAACTACATCTACTATTTCTGAACTTATAGGGAAAAGACCTATGAGAAGAAGAAAGACTAGAACCAGAAAGAACAAGATGCCCTACAAGGGCGATTTTAGGGCAGTACAGCGACTTTTGTCCACTAAAAGGCTAAAGGGTTAGGCAGTATCCTCAACACCTCATAGGAATGTTTGTTTCAATAATTTGTTTTACTTGATCTAAACATTCGGTCAGACCCCCCTTGACTATAAAATGAGGTGTACCTAATCCTTTAGATTGTACTGCCCACAACTTTTGATTTTCGGACAACCTGCCCTTTTCGTTTTTAAGTTCGATATAAAGAATTTTACCCATAGGATATTCAACAATTATATCTGGACAGCCAGATTTCAAACCCATTTTTTTCATTTGAGCATGAAGATAAATAGACCTTTTACCCTCATTTGGTACATGAAAATGTCTGAAATAGTAGGTATTGGCTAAGATGTTTAGTAGCTGATTACAAGCTATTTGAATGGTGGATTCTTTAGTCATAAGGGGTAAACCTACTTCTGTTTCACTTCCTATAAATACTGCGATTTATTTAAGTACCTCGAAGAAATAATAATTTACCCCTCATTTATACTACGATTGGAGATCAGAGTATAATTACTTTCTATCAGATAGTATCAAATAAAGCCATAATTAACAATACTTTGAAAAAAAATTAAAAAAAGTGCATTTAGGGTTTGACATATATAAACCTAGAGTTTAAGCTAGGTTAATTAATAAATAAATAATAATAATAAATGGAGATCAAAGTGAATACATACAAAGAAATAATCAAAAATTTAGAAGAAGCCTTTAGCAAATTTGATACTTTATACACAGAAAAGCAAGTTGCTTACTATGTAGAAAAGAGTAATGCAATCAAAGAATATTACGACAATCTTCCTAAAGAAAGAAATGGTGCTTGGGTTAGAGGTTCTTATAGCTATGATGCAGTTTGTCAGATAGCAGGTGGAAAAGGTATGTATGAAAAATTACAACATTCAAATTTAAATGCAATTACCCTTATGGCTACTAAAGATGCTAAAGCAGTTATCAAAGCAAGAAATGCTAAAATGGCTAAGAAGCTAGAAGATGCAGGAATTACCAAAGTTCTTAAATCTAACTTAGAATTACACTCTGATGGTTTTCATGGTTACTACAATGTTGAAACAGACAATGGTAACAAAGTTATCAGAATAGAAACCATTATCGCAGGTGGTTATAACATTCAAAGACTTCATTACAGAACACTAGTCAAGGTAGCTTAACAGCTACCTTTTTTTTTAATAATAATAAATTGGAGTTCAAAATGGAAAACGTAACTAAAGTATTTCAAGTCGGTAAAAGACTTTATATTAAAGAAGAATTATATGAAGCTATTATGTACAACTGTCAAAAATGGTGGGGTAAAGAAAAGCTATCCGATTTATGGCACAAAAAATTCTACAAATCTTTTAATTATGCTGAAAGAGAAGCTAACAAAGTTTCAGCTTTAGTATCAAAAAAATACGATACAAATATCACACTTCATTACAATATTCTTCAAGACAAAGATACTGGTAAATGGTTTCTTGTTTTTGAATGGTCAGATTTTCAAAAGGCATATGGTAACGGAACTTATATGTTTGAATTATCTGATTATGGTCATTTTGCAGTTTAGGGGGTAAACTAATGGAAAATTTAAAAAGAAATTCTAAAGATAGAAATAAATATTATCTTAATGGTTGGGAAAACTGTTCTTTAAAAAAGAATAGAATTACAAAATTTTGGGAAGTTTGGAGATATACTTCACCAGTTTTTGAAAATGGAAAACTTATTGAAGATAGCAAATACGACCTAATAGCTACATCAATGGTTCTACAAGGTCTGGATTTTAAATTAAATAGACTAAAGGGAGCAAACTAATGAATAAGCTACCTAAAATTGGAAATACAGAACTCTATACTGTTAGGGTTCTGAATATGTCTGTGGCTCAATACTATGGGGTTGTTAAGGAGTATAATCAAATAGTGGTTGCAACCAGAGAATTAAATAAAAAAGAGTTAGAAAAGAGTGGAGATAAAGGAGAACTAAATCTTTATTATTCAGTCAGATATAACTTAAATAAATTAGTATTAGAAAAATTAAAAGGGGTAAAATAATGATTAATTTTCTAAAAAATTATGGTGTTTATCTTTTGGAATTTATGGTTTTTGGAACTATAGGTTTCTGTTTATTAATGTTTTTTTTATAGACCTAACCAAAGAAATAATGTAGGTTTATAAATGATTTGGAGATCAAAAATGTATAAAACAATTTCAATAATTTTCGTTCTAGTATCTATAGGGGGGTGTTCTACAATGCCAATAGTAGATAGCAGGGGAAAATCATCTGCAAATATCAAAGGCGATATGAACAGATTTCATGATGACTATTTTACTTGTAAAAGCCTAGTTGAAGACCAGACAAGTGCAGGTTGGAACATAGGCAAAACCATCTATAATAATCTTAGATGGAAAGTTTTATGGTTAAGTCCAAAATTAGACACTCGCACAGACTTCGTTAATAGATGTCTTGAGGGTCGTGGCTATAATGTAATAAATAAATAGAGGGTAAAATGGCTAATATAATAGATAAAATTTATGATAATACCAAAGATGGTGTTCCTAACTATTCGATAAATCTAATTGATGGAACTAGATTGTACTATAGGGGTGTAGTTATGAACCCTATGCCCAATTCTGGTGATGCTATCAGCTACACTATAATGAATGTTAAAACGTCAGCAAATGGCAATCAGTATACTAATGTTAAAGATGTTCAAATTGCTGATAATAATGTTCAGCAAAATAATGCACCTCAAACATTAGGTAATGTTGTAAACAATAGTGGGTGGAACTCACCAACTGTTAAAGCATTAACTTCACCACAACCACCACAACAAAATAATGGTTTCAATAAAGGCGATACACAAAGATTAGATATTTTTGTAACTGGTATTGTTGGCAGGTCAATGGGTTCTGGGCATTTTAGTGTTGAGGATATTGAAAAATTAACCAGAAATGCAGTAAGTGCTTTTAATGAAAACCTCAAAAAATTATAAAAAACTATTTGCCGACTTTTGGGGGTATCATTCAGACGATATTCCCATCTGTTGGGGTTGCTTTAGACAGCAAGCTGTAGATATACACCATCTTATTCCGAAAGGCATGGGTGGGGTTAAAAACAACAGATTAAATAGAATTGATAATTTATTTCCAGTTTGTAGGTCATGCCATGATTTGGCACACAAAGATAAGTCTATAAACAAGGAATGGATAGAAAAGTTAAAAGAAAGAATTTATAATAAAGAGTGGGGTGATTTATATGAAAATAAAAAATGAAATTAAGCTAAGTAGTTTTGTTATCCATTGTAAAGAAACCAAATATTACAATGTAGATATAAAAGCCAGAAATTATGAGGAAGCAGAAAAAAGGTGGAAAAGTATTGCTAAAAGGCGAGATTATCAAACCCTGCATAATGAAATAGAAGTTATTAGCATAAGTGAAGAATAAAGGGAGTTAAAATGAATAATTGTAATTTTGATGGCAGACTTGCAAAAGATGCCGAATTAAAAGAAGTAAGTGGATATAATGTTTGTAATTTTTCTATAGGAACTAATGTTGGCTATGGAGATAACAAAAAGACTTTATGGGTAGATTGTGCCATCTGGGGAAAGCAAGGTGAGGGAGCAGTAAAGTATCTTCTAAAAGGTCAGCAAATATTCGTAAATGGCGAGTTATCCACAAGAGAATATGAAAAAGATGGTGTAAACAAAACCATTCTTAGCTTAAAGGTTAATAGCTTTTCATTTGGTGCAAAACCAGTAAATGCTCAAACTAATAATATTCCAAATCCAGACCTAGATGATGAAATACCATTCTAATGAGTGATATTTATTTAGTAGATTTTGAACCAAACAAATTATCTTATCAGCAGGAAGAACTAGGAATTACATTTGCTGATTTAGATACTGCTGTAGAATTAATGAAAAAAGAAGAAAAAATGATTGTTGCAGAATTAACAGTTTACTTCAGCAGACAAGGTGGTTACAAAAATATAACCGAATTAAATGGTTTAATTTATTCGGACACAAAGTTTAAGGATTATTTTGATAGATACGAAATAACCTTAAAAAAGAGGAATCAAGCTAAAATTAGATTTGAGTCCTTTAAAGCCTTTCGTGATGACCTAAGAACTAAGGTTGTTAATGAAAGGGAAATGGCAAAACATAATTTATAGAAAGGATTATTATGTCAAATACACAAAAAGTAAATGTTCTTAATCACTTAAAAAGTGGTAAATCAATAACACCATTAGAAGCATTACAAGAATATGGCTGTTTTAGACTAGCAGACAGAATTTTTGTTTTAAGGCAAGATGGTTATAATATAATCACAAATAACATCACCGAAAATGGCAAAACTTTCGCTGAATATACTTTGTTAAGCAGTACATTGTTAAAGGAGAAAGATTAATGTCAGATAAATATAATCTTGAGGAAGAATTAAACCAAAGAGAATTAGATCAAGACACAGAAAAAGAAACTGCAATGTTTAAACATTTAGCTGATATAGGTGTAATGGATAAATTAGTTTTTGCTCTAAATGAATATATCATTAAGTTTGGCAGGACTAGCAATGTTCACGATCAATGTTTTGATTTAAAGCTACAAGTTCTTGAAAATAAAAAACATCTTCAAGAGTGGATTGACAAACTATGATAGAGCATTTTGAAAAGTTTAATGATTATGGAAAGGGATTACTTCCATTGTCATTTAGTCATCTTAATGAATTTGCTTTTTATCGAGAAAGGTGGGCATTAAGGCGAATATTTGGCTATCAATTCCCAACATCTGCACCTGCCATTAGAGGTCAAGTTGTTGAATCTGGTATCAATATGTTCCTTAATGGAATACCTATTGAAGAAGCTAGTGAAAAGATGATAGCTGAATATGATGCTAATTGTTTAGAGATAAATGACCCCAAAATAGATGATGAAAGGGCAAACCTAGTTCCATTATTAGAATTAGGTACTAAAACCTTTCAAGAGTATGCTTATAGGTGGACATTACTAAACTATCAAAAAAAGGTAGAATTAGATATAAAAGGTATTCCATTCATAGGATATACCGATTTTCATTTTGAAGATAAAAACACCAAAGAAGATTTTTTTATTGATTTGAAAACATCTAAACTTTTACCTCAAAAGATAAGCATTTCCCATGCTATGCAACAAGCTATTTATCAAAAGGCAACTAATGCCAAGCAGATATTGTGGTATCTTAAAAACCCTACTAAAACTAAAGATGCTGAATATATTGCTATGTCATTAGATGATTATGTGATGCCTATGAAAATATGTGAACACATAGTCGAAGTTATGGGTAATTACTTAAAAACTGTTAATAGTCCAGATGACGTTAAAAACTCTTTGATACCTAATCCTGATAATTGGATTTGGAAAGAAGAAACTGTTTTAAATGCCAGAAAAGAAGTCTGGGGATATTAAACCAAAAAACCCCTTTAGGTTTATGCTTAGAGGGGTTACAATAAACTAAATAGATTTGGAGATCATAATGTTTATAGACGAAAATTCAAAACCTAGAGAGAAATTAAAAGCATGGTATCTTTTCACAGAAGATTTTATAGCAGGTACTCAAGCCTTAACAAACGAGGAAATAGGCATATATATTAGGTTGCTTTGTTATAACTGGAATAAAAGATGTTCTGGAATACCATGCGATAATATGAAATACTATAGGATAGCTAGTTGTTTTACAGAAAGTGAAAAAGAAAGTTGTCATAAAATTTTAGAACAATTCTTTATCCAAGTTGGGGAACATTTCCAAAATGAAAGACAGCTACAAGAGTATCTATTTATAACAAGAAGAATGGAAGCATCTAAGGAAAATGGCAAGTTAGGTGGTAGACCAAAAAAACCTAGCCTAGAACCTAGAGTAAAACCTAAAGGTAACCTAGACGAAACCCCTCCTACCCCTACCACTACCCCTACCACCTATCCTACCAAAACCACTAAAATAAGTTATAATCCCTTTTTTCATAAGTTTTGGAATAAGGTTTGTAATAAAGTGAGTAAAGGAATAGCTGAAAAGAATTTTATTAAGCTAGAACCAGAGTGGATAGAAAAGCCAGAAGAACTAGCAGATATGTATAATAAATATTATAATTCTGTTGAGGATAAACAATTTGTAAAACAACCTGCTTACTGGTTATCAGCTAAAAAGTATGAAGATGAAAAACCAACTAAAAAAGAAGAACTTAAAACAGATCAATATTCAATGAGGTTAAAAGTTTTCAAAGAAGCTGTGGATAATAAAAAGGGTAGTGCATTTGTACACAAATATGCAAAACAACACCCCTATGACGTTCAAAGAGCGATTAAAGAGGGTGTATTTAGTAGAGAAGAAGCTGTAATTTATTTAGATATGGGGAGTTGGATATGATTAAAATAATTTCTATAAACTATCAAGAAACATCAGAACAAGCGGTAGCAAAACCACAATCTGCATTTAAAGAAATGCCAGAAGTTACACAATTAGATTGTCTTAATGATGCAATTAGTGATTTAGAAGAAATGCGAGAAAAATTGCACAATAAAATGTATCCAGTTGTTAAAAGTGTTTTATACGGAGATTAATATGACTGTAATAGATATTAGAAATCCATTAGAAAAGAAAAGGCAAACATATTTAGCTTT